TCACATTTTTCTTTCTCCAGCCAATTTGTCGGCAACGCCGGTTCCGGTAGGGTTCCGGTGCGTTGAGCCCGGAGCCAGCTTCTCGATCTTGGCGATGATGCGATTCAGGGCACGCACAACGGTGGGGAATTCGCCGATCGCGTAGACCTCGGTCTGGCTTCCGTCGCGGTGGCCCATGAAGCCCTCCAGATCCCACTTCTTCGCGCCGTTATTACGCACGAGAGTCGCGAGGCTGTGGCGCAGCAGGTACGGACGCCACTCGCGGCCGGCGGGCATGTCGAGGTTCGTCAGCATGGTATCCCACGCGCGATCGACGTCCTGGATGGCGCGGCCGTGATAGTTCACCAGCCAGCCCCTGCCGGCGCGATCCGGTATCGGGAGCGCCATGTACGTCTCGTATTCCTCACGCAGCCAGCGATCGAGCAGCGGCAGCACCGGCAGGACGGCGCGATGTTTCTTGTTCTGTGTGCGGCCTTGCGGGTTAAGGTCGAGCGTCGGCGCGCCCGGCCACCACTGCTCGCGATCGGGCGCGACGTTTATGTCGACGACAGCACCAGGCCGCGCGATCGTACAGACCGACGCGACCAGGAACGCGTGCAGCGAACCGCGCTGGCGATCAGGTTCGGCCGCGTAGGCGAACATCTTCGCCAGTTCCTCGACACCGATTCGGGTGCGACGCTGGCGTTGCACTTGGCGGGCGGGAAGTGGCTTGTAGATCGGTCGCTTATCGGAGCGCGCTGGCTCCGCGTTGGCGGCATGATTCAAGACGGCGATCAGCTGCGCGATCGACGCCTCGGTCGCGGCCGGCGAGCGCGGGCGCGACACGGTGACTTCGCCCTTGCCGTTGCGCCATTCGACTGGCTGCAATCGGGACCAGGCGCGGAAGGCGTTGACGAACACAGTGCCGCACGCCGTCGCGCAGCTGGTGGAGTGGCCGAACCGGCCTTCCGAACCAAGGGCCTGTTCCGCATCAAGGAACGCGACAGCGTGCGCCAGGCGAGCCGAGATCGTGTCAGCCGAAGCGCGCGTGTTGCCCCACTCGATCTTATAATCTGCGATGGCGTCGGTCAGGAGGTACGCCTGCGCCTGCGCGAGCGGCTGGCCGCATGCGTGACAGAACGCAGGCGCTTCGCCCTTGTCGGCAAGGTAGACCTTGTCGAGCTCCAGAATGGCCGCTGCTACGTCGCTTGTAGCCGTCGACGTGCTGCGCTCGCGTCGCGTTCCACTATCGTACCACCAGATATATAGATTGGGGCTCCGAAGGGTTCCGTCTGCCCTTTCGTCATGGGCGAGCCAGTATTTCCCTCTTTGGTAGACCGGCGGAGTGCGTCGCGGCATTGTGTCTGTTCTTTCAAGTAGTCGGCTACGGCGCGATTGATGATGTCGAAGAGTCCGAGGCTTCCGAGTAGATCGAGGTCGGGGGACTCGATCCGGACGCCTTTCCCGACGTCGGCCGCTCGCATCAGCTTGCGGGAGAGTTTGATGAGCGACGGAGCGTTCACTGGATCACCTCGTATTCGGCGATGTCGAAAGGGTTGCCTGAGCGTCGCCAGTTGCACCCGCCTTTGCCGTCTGCTGCCCAGCCTGGCGGGCTCATGGGATTGGGATCGGTTGCGCCCTCGCCACCGTGTTCAAGCTTCACGCGAACTCGTTTGCCGATCGCCTCGCTTGGAAGGTATCCAGGGTTGCGCTTCACCACCCGTACTCACCCGCGCCCTCGCAGGAGGCGCACTGAGAGTGGAAGTCGATGCGCATGACGGGATCGCCGCAGATGTCGCAGGGCGAGCTCTCCAGGCCGTTCGCAATCGGCCGAAAGGCCAGAACGTCGTGCCAGCGGACTTGGCTGGCATAGGTCGACGGTGCGAGTTCGCCGGAAAGGCTGACTGTTGTCACCCGAACCTGTCCGTCGATCGCTGGCAGCGAGAACGGATCGACACGGCTGAAGCTCATTGCATCGAGGTAGGTTTGCAGCGGCCATTCCATGCCGTCTGCGCGGATGGTCGCGGTCATGAGCGGCGCTCCGCATACCCGAGGGTATCGAGCGCTCGCGCAACCAGGTGCCAAACGTGCAGGCGCAGGCGGGCATGGCGGATAACCTTGCCCTCGCGCTGGACGGTGCCGGCGAGCATAGCACGGTGCAGCGTCACCGCGTCGCGCCCGCAGAAGTTGCGCGCGCGGTAGTCGGCGTGCTGACCGTTCGCAGTGGTGCCAATGTTGTCGATCGTCATCCGCGCAAGTTCCGAAACCTGCCCGTTGACGGCTGACCAAAGCTCTACGCGGATGACGATCATCGGCCGACGCCCTCCCCGTTCGACTTGACGTCGACGACGGCGCGCAGCTTGCGAGCGTGAGCAAGGAAGAGTTCGGCGCGCTCTTCGAGCGCCGCTGCCGTTGCCCTGACCTCACCATCGGACACGCCACGGTCCGCGTTCATTTTGTAATTCAGCGCGCGAACAGTGATGCAGAGTTCGTCTGCCAGTCGGCCTTTGCCGAGCAACGTCGCGGCACCTTCCAGTCCCGCCATGCGCAGCATGGCGATTGGGAGTCCCCGCTGTTCCCGGATTGGGGAACAGTTCGTTGACTGTGGTGATGTCTGAGACTGGCGGGCTTCGGGGGGAGCGGCGCTGATCATCATGGAGATCCTGTTGGTGCGAGGGGATCGAGCGGTCGCGCCAGCGGCCGTTCTTGTAGAAAGCGTTTCGCCAAGAGCGGCGAGCGGGTCAGAACATGGGCGGCGGGCGTCGCTGGATCGGGTGTAGATCCTTGGCGAGGCAGAGGACTGCCTGCCCGTCGTCGAAGCGGACCGAGGCGAAAGCCTTGCGGACGGCGAGGACGTCGCACTGCTTTCCGGCGCGGCCGAGCCCTTGGAAGAGGGCACGGTCGCCGCCACAGACTGCGACGTCGCCCACGTCACGAGCGGGCCGCTTTGGCGAACGTCGTCGCGGGCAGCGGGGTGAATGCGGGCTCGACGTTGCCGAGTGCCAGCCGGCAGATCCGGCTCCACTGCGGCGCGAGCGACGTGCGCATGACGCCGATCGCCGTCGCGCCTGCGCTGCCGAACACGGTCAGCGCCAAGCCTTTGAGGACATCCTGCAGCATCAGCGACGCCGATCCGATGTGCCGGCGACGAGCATGATGATCGCTGCGGGGATTGCGATCACGGCAAAGGCGATCGTGAGGATGATCTTCCCGACCCGGCGCGCGCGCATGCGGCGCTCGAGCTGCTTGGGGCTGGCTGGGGCCGCGCCGATCACTGGCTGCACTCCACCGAGGCCGTGTCGGGCAGGCATGCGGTACAGGCCCTGTCAGTCGCCCACGCGCACGCGCCATGCTCGTCGCTGGTGCAGGGATCCCACATGCTGCAACCACAGCCACGGCAGATGCGGGGGTGGCTGTCGACCGGATCGGTAGCGAGCTGGCGGTACACGTCCGGATCGAACGGGAAGACGCTGCGAAGGGCTTCCAGCGTCTCGGGGTGACGTGCCGTATTGCCGGGCGTTTCCAGCACGTAGATCAGGTCGAGCGCAGGTGCGACCTCGTCGGCGTTCCGCGCCAGCATGCCGGCGACTTCCTTGATCGACATGCCAGCCGCCTCGCGGCGCAGGCGGATGTACGCGGCAGGCGTCAGGGCCGCGGTGCTGGCGGTCGCGGCGCGCTCGCCTCGCTGCATCGGCATCGTGAATGTACGCGGGAAAGCGTGCATCATTGGGCATTCCTTTCGGCAAGGGGGTGGCGGTGCCGGAAGCGGGTGCTTCCGGATGGCGGGGGGATGGTTCAGGACGTTCGCGGCCGAGGCCGCGGGGATCAGGTCACGGGATCAGTTCGGGGAAGGCACGACCTCCGCCGCGTCAGGCTGATCGTCGTTGGCAGGTACCCGCTGGTCATCGTTCGCGGGCTTTGAGCGCCATTCGCCTTCCGGCAGCATCGCTGAGATGATCGGGTTCGGCTTCATGCTCGGCCGCACGGTGCGGTAGATTGCGAGCTGAGCCACGAAGGTGCAGCCGCAATCGGGGTCCTGGCAGACGTAGCGAAGTTCGCGGGTCAGCACGTCAAGCTTGTGGGAGTCGTAGGCGATCGAGCGTGTCAGGCAGTGTGGGCACACCGTTGCGGGTACGCGCGGCGTGTAGTTTCTCTTCGTCTTAGTCACTGATGGGTCCCCCCGGATTTCCCTGCGCTCGCCCGGATGGCTGGACGGAGGAAACTGGCGAGGCGCCGTCGTAGCGGGCGCGCAGCACGCTCAACCTGTTGCGCCTCGACCAGGGCGCGATGGATCGCGCGCGAGGAAGCGCCGGGCTGAGCAGCATGAAATAGGGCTTCGGTTGCTTCGGCAGCCTCGCGGACAAACGCGGCCGACTCGGTAACAAGACTGCGGCGGCAAGCGTCCGCGTCGTTCAGCGCGCTCTCAAGCTGCTGGGCGAAGGCATCACGGAATGGCGCATCCTCACCGCCGGCAAGACGGTATGCACGGTCGAAAGCGAGTGCGAGTTCAAGAGACGGCAGTGTGCCAGTGTCTTTGTTACCCCAGTCGTAGAGCGTGCTCTCGGCATACGCGCGGCCTGATGCAGCGTTTGCGACCCGCAAGGTCTCGCTTACGCCAAGTGCTATTCGCACTGTCGTCATAGCATCCGCGAACGTGTCCGGCATGCGAGGCTTGGTCATGCGGCGTTCCGCCTTTGGAAAACCGTCGACGTATTACAATCGACAGTAGCGGGGTTTTCGCCGCAGTGTGCGGCACTAAGCGGCGGGCGACCGATGCTGAAGAGTGCCGCTGCCGCATCGTCAGGGATGCTGTTGTGGGGCCAGTGATCCTCATTGCGGAACCACGTCGCGAGGCGGTCGAGATTGCGCGCCGAGAAGGAAGTGTCGTGGGAAAGACGGTTGAAGAACGAGCCTCGATTTACGACGAGTGTCGCTATACGGGCGAGGGACATACCTCCATTGACGGCGATAGCCCGGCTGTAGCTTTCGGCGATGATTCGCAAAGCGTCTTCGTAGGTCTGTGCCATGCGGCGTATGTACGGCGCATTCGCCGCACTCGTCAACGGCGAATACGCCGCTCGCGCGGTTTATCTACCTGGGCCATATGTGCGGCATGAGTGCCGTACCAGCTACACTGTTTGAGCGGATCCAGGCGAAGCTACTGGAACGCAATGTCACGGCCCGCGAGATCTCGCTTGCGGTCGGAAGCGCTGACGTCATCCGCAACATCAAACGCGGGAACATGCCTTCAGCTGCGCGGCTCGACGCGATTGCGAGTGAGTTAGAGACAACCTCCGACTGGCTTCTTGGCCGAGACAGCACGATTGCGCGGACCATCCCTGAGGACGGCAATACCTCCGAAGCGGCACTTCGGCGGCTACCAAAGACCCTGCCAATCTACGGAAGCGCTTTGGGAGCGGACCTGACGTTCGTCGACGGAAACGGGATCGTAGTAAATGTGGAGCAGACCGAGGTTCACATGGCTGCACCAACGGATTTCATGGCTCGGCCGATCGGCGTCACAGGTAGGCCCGACCTCTACGTCGTACTCGTTTCCGGGCATTCCATGGAGCCGCGGTATGATTCGGGGCGGCGCGTGCTGGTTGATCCAAAACGATCGCCCGGCGTTGGCGATGACGTCGTCGTACAGCTGCGTGGTCCGACGTTCGACGGCGAGGAGATCCGGCATGTGCTGATCAAGCAGCTCGTCCGTCGCCGGCCTGGCGTCGTCGTCTTGCGCCAGTTTAATCCGATCGTAGAGTTCGAAGTGCCGAACGAGCAGGTTTCGTCAGTCCATCGCGTTATGCCGTGGGACGAGGCGCTCGGTTTCTGACAATGCTATCGACGATGACTGATCGGGTCGCATAGCTTCGACGTCATCATAACAACCGAGGGGGATTAAATGGCGGGGAATGTATCTGAGGAACTGTCGCGGCTTGCCGCGTTGCGGGACCAGGGCGTGCTAACGCAGGAAGAGTTCGATATTCAAAAAGCGGCGGTACTGCGCGGTGAACAACCGGCTGCAACCGAAGCCGTTGCACCCGCCGCTGCCAAGAAGAAGTACGGCAAAGGCTGCGTGATCCTGATCGCTATCATCGTTTTCCTTATGGTCATCGGTGCGCTCGTCGGCGGCAAAGGCGCAAAATCGCCGGCAGCATCCGGCGACAGCACAACGGCCCCTGTCGTCGAGCCGACGAAGGTGAGCGCGAATGAACTGTTTGCAGCCTACCAGGCCAACGAGGCATCCGCGCAAGGGCAATATGGCGATCGGCCGCTACTCGTCTCGGGCACAGTCGATGGCGTTGACCTCGATATGACCAACGATCCCGTTGTAAAACTGCGCACCTCAAATGAGTTCATGAGCGCAATGGCGAACCTGACGGACGAATCCAAGCCGAAAGCCAGTGGCCTAAGCAAGGGTGAGAAAGTCAGCCTGCTTTGCAAGAATGTTGGTGAGGTTATGGGAATTCCGCAGCTTCGCGACTGCGACATTCAGTGATTACCAAGTTCTAAAACGGGGAACGTTATGAGCGACGACTTGTTGCGGCAATCTACTGCCCGCCTCCACCACGCAAAAGGCGCGATGTTATACAGCCTTGAACTGTTCGGAGACGAGCTAGCAAAGCGCCAAAAATACAAAGAGCATACCGGTCTCGACGCAGTGCGCTACTTCTTAATGTGCAAGCACGGATGGCTACCGCGTGACGTATGTTCGATGTCTGAGGACGATCTAACGTTCGCAATGGCGGAAGAAAAGTCGGGCTGGATCATGCCCAAGGGAACTTCGGGTTACTATCCTGGGATGTAACTGAGTAAGCAGCGTCGGCTAGTGCCGCACGCACTAGCTCGCCTCAAGTTTCAACCCAGTGGTATAGCCCCGGTCGCCGAATGTATGGTTCACTTCGGCGACCAACCAACTTACGCCATCGATCGCTGCCTTGTAGCCTGTGACGTTCGCTTTCGTTTCGGGATGGATATCCGGGCGACCTAGTGCCAGCGTAAGAGACAGCGATACCGGTTCGCGGCCGGCGCGATCGTTTGCAGCATTGGCTGCGGCCTGGGCATCGGCCTGGTTACCGTAGACCTTAGAGAGAGTTTTCGCCCCGTCCGCCTTGCCGGCGACGAAGTGCTGCCGTTTAGCCGATTTGCGGTCATGCCATGTTGCTTTCACGCCGGGCACATCTTCGCGCTTCTGGCGACTGAATTGATGCGCGTCACCGTCGCGACGCGCGATCGTAACCGTTCCGATCGTCTTGCCGGTGGCCGTGACGCCAGCCGAGATTGGTGAGAATATGAGGACGCCCCGAGCGATCTTGGCGACCGCGCCACGCTCGCGGCCGAGCCGGCGCAGAAACGCCAAATCGCTTTCCCGGTTCTGTGCCTTCGACTTGATCGCGATTCCGGCGAGACTAGCAGCGCAGCGCGGTGTGAGACCACGGTGCTGCGCCACATCGCTTACGATCGTCCCTAGCGTTGTATCGTGCCAGCTCCTCTCTCGCCTGATCTTCAGGTCGCTAGTGAAGTCGGCAGAGCGCGCGCGGATCGTGATCAGGTCGGGCGGACCGCCATGCGCGACCTCGTCGACGATGAACCATCCCTTGTCGACCAGGCCGGGCGTGACGTCGCTGCCTTGCTTCCAGCCGAGCCAGACGTGGATCTTCGCGCCCGTCGGCGGGAACGCGACGCTGCCGTCTGTATCGTCGATGACCAAATCGAGCTGGTCGGCCTCCTCTCCACGTTTCTCGCTAATCCCGAGCGAGACGAGGCGACGCCGTGGCGGGCGGCCGTTCGGCTGCGGCACCTTGCCTTCCAGAAGCGGCGTGATGTCCTTGCCGTCGACGACAACACGAACCGCTGCGATATTGGAGATCATGCTACGTCGCTATCCACGCGAAGGAGGTCGATCGCGAAATCGATCTGCCGCGGCGTGCCATCGGGAAAGAAGACTTTGCCGCGATCGTCGATGCCGGTGATGACGTAGGAGCCGTAGACATAGCCACGCCCGTCGACCAGCGACCAGGCGTCGCCGGTGTCCGCCATGCGGCGCAGCTCGTCGATCGAAACCCGTCCGTCCGCGATCTCCAGATAAACGGATCCGGGCAGCGCGATCGTCTCGACGCCGGGGCCGGTGAACTGCGTGGCGTCACGCGCTCCGATCCTCGTCGACGTGGCGTGCCGCCAGTCGGCACGACGGGCGATCTCATCGAACGCGAGCGTGTCGATCGAGAAAGCGAACAGGCCAAGTGCGAGCAGCATTAGACGGTCTCGTAGTCAGGGGTGTCAGCAAACGACGATCGGCCACGCGCAGCTGTCTCTCGATCCCGGCGGTCGAGTTCGTCTGCAACGGCGCGGGCAAGCGCCTGGCTGTCTTGTCCCGGCTGCTGATTGATATGAATCACGTAGCTAGGCGAGGAAGCACCTGCGTTGTCCGCGGGTGCGGACGCCGTGCTGCCGGCACCGGCCGCCGCCATCGCTGGGATCGCACTGCCGGTGACCATCGCCGCGGTAAGGCGACTGGATAGGCGATCCATGCGCCTGACGGGTTCGCCTTCCTGCGCGGCGATGCCGTTCGTCAAGCCGTCGACGATATGACCGCCAAAGCCCATGAAGACGCGGCTAGGTGACCTGATTCCCAGTGCTTTTCGGAAGGCACCGGAAGCGGTGCTGGCAACGCTTGTGACAGCAGAGACCACCCAGCGCAGCCCGCTCAACAACCCGTTGACCAGGCCCTGCATCATGTGACGGCCGGCTTCGGTGAGGCGTGCCGGCAGTTGAACGCCGAACAGGCTGAGCAGGGCCGCGACGCCGCTGTAGACCAAACCTACCGGGCTGAAGTTGAGCAGCATGCCGGCGACGCCGGCAATGCCACCGGCGAACCCTGCCTTGATGCCGTTCCAAACGCCAGCGAACCAGCCGCTGATTGCGCCCCAGTTGTCGTAGATCAGGTAGGCTGCGGCGCCGATCGCCACGATACCGGCGACCACACCGAGGGCGATGCCGATCACTGGCAGCATACCGATACCGAGCGCTCCAGCGGCGAATGCCAGTGCGGAGAACGGCGCGACCAGGCCCGCGATGACGATCGCACCGCCGCCAAGGATGAAGAACAAGCCGGCAAATGCCGCGGCACCTACGGCGATCGCCTTCGTCGCATTCGGATACCGGTTGGCAACATCACCGATCCAAGTCGCGAACGCATTGGCCCGTTTAACGACCGCGTTCACGGTAGGCAGCAGCTGCGACCCAAGCGTAATAGCCAGGGTGGTCGCATTGATCTTCAGCTGCTTCGATTGCTCGGCCGAGTCCTTCATGCGATCGGCAAAGTCGCGATCCGTCGTGCCGCCCGCCTTCGATGCCTCGGCCCGGATTTTCCGGAATTCCTCCATGTTTTGGATCAGGGGGCGAAGGCCCTGCTGCACCTGGGCGTCTTCGAACAGATACCCTAGCTTCGACAGGTCGCCTTTGAGCGTCTTGTTCGTTAGCTCAGCGATGGCCTCTAGAGGGGTCTTCCCTTCGCTGTACGCCTTCTTCAGCGCCTTCGGGAGATCCACGCCCATTTTTTCAAATGCTTTGTTCGTCGCCGGGGACGCGATCTTTTGAAGGATGTTCGCGAGGTTAGAGCCTGCGGATGCGGCGTCGCCGGCACCCTTGCGAGCGATCTGCAGCCCGGCAGCGAGATCCGCCACGGCACCGACGCCCGTTTGACCTAGGCCCTGATACGCGGCCGTCAGCGCCGGGAAATACTGCGCCATATCCTTGATCTCGAACGCACCCGCCTTGCCGGCGCTTGCCATGACGTCGATGATCTTCCCAGTCTGCGCGACCGGCACCTTCAGGTTATCAGTTGCGGCGAACGCGGCAGCGGATAGATCCGCGATTTCCGCCTTATACGCCGTCGCCGCTCGGCCGATCGGCGTCATCATCTTGACCGCGTCGGGGACTTTCGCACCGAGACCAGCAAGGGCGTCGACGCCAGCCTGCAAATCCGCTGGCATTTGGTTTGCGGCGCGAGCGGAGACCAGCAGGTTGCGACCGAGTTTATCCGACGCGGCACGCGAAAGATCGGCCTTCTGGCCGATATCTGTCATTACGGACTGGTATTCCTGCGCCGCCTTGATGCTGCCGATTAGTGGGGTCGCCATCGCCATGCCTGTGCCGATCGCGGCGGCACCGCCAGCGGCGAGGCCAGTGGCCACCCCTTGCATGCGGGCGAACCGTGCACGGCCGGTTGCCATGCGACGTTCGCGATCTGCGAGGCGGCTTACGCGCCGTTCCTGCTCCGCGATCTCTTGATTGGTTTCCCGGGCGCTGTTTCGGAGGTCACGTTCATGGCGTGCCAAATCCGTCGTAGCGACACCGGCCTCGCGCAGACGATCACGGAGCGTGCCCAACTCGCGGGTCTCGGCCTGGTGCTGGCGTTCGAGCTTTGCCGCCTCGGCCTTCGCCTTTGCGAACTCGCGGGTCATCGCTCGGGTCGGCTCTGCGGTTTCGGCCATTTGGCGGCCGAGCGCCGAAGCCTTTTGGCGGGCGGATTGCATCTGCTGCTCGGTCGAACGCAGGCCAGCTTTCAAAGCACGGAAACCGGCGATGTCGCCCTGAGCCCGCTCGATCGCTTTCAGGCTATCGCGGGTCAGCCGAAGCGCCTGCGCCGCCTTCGTCGATCCACCGGCAATGGCGCGCAAAGGGCCGGTGACGCGGTCACCGGCCTCCAAGAGCATCCGAATGCGCAGGTTACGGTCCAC